ATTAGTGCGATATTGCCGAGAACTAATATCGCGCCGACTGCTAGCCGCAGATCACGCCCAAAGCTTCCACCACCGTTCTCGTACGATCCCGAAGGTGTACGAGGGCTCGTCATCAGCTGCCTCCCTCGTCGTCTTCGTGAAAGACTCGAGCTTGTACCTTGTTCATCCGCCGCTCCAGTTGCTTCACTCTGTTGATTAGCATTCCCATTGCGATAGCGCCAGATATAATGGCGACTAGATTGATCGTAGGAACTATCGCAATCGGCACTGTTTCCAAGCCCGCTTGTGCGGCGCTCGTCACGGCAAGCCCTAGTATGCTACCTATGCCCAGCGGTATAGCTGACTTACTTATTACGGCAGAATATCCCACCATACACCGTCCGGCTTTCTAGTTGAAGGCATCTGCGCCGCAAGAGCCGGAACTTCAACTCCTGAGTCTATTGCTTCCGTTTGTTCGTGTTCCTCAACTGGCTGGTCGCTAACCCACTTGTCGAACTTGTTCTGATGGTACGTTGCCTTCACCGGGTCGCCGCCTTCATCGTCGTAGTACAGAGCAGCAGCGAGTATAGCTATTCCTCGGTGCCAAGGCGTCGGAACGACTGGCACGTCTGTTGCGCTCACTAGCGCTGCGTAGGTCACCTTATAGACAAACTCTATCACGTACGCTCCGTCCGGAGGCGGCAACAGTTGAAGGTACGTCTCTATATGAGCCCACTTCTCCGGCTTCGAGTTCTGAACAAGAGCGTTAGGCGTCGCGTTGTAGTCTCTCTTCGACAACACGTTCGTACCGACGTACTCCAGCTCCCTCCCGTTAGTGCGGTCCCACGCCTTGTAGATGACGTCTGTCAAGCTGGAAACGTTGTACTTATCAGTGCCGATGACGGTAGTGAATCTCGCCCTAGCACGGCGCCTCTTGAACTTGTACTTGTTCAAGATCTCCTGGTAAGCGTCGTTGATGTGCTGATCGAGGTTCGGCGTATCCGGCACATCAGTCGTGCTCGGATTGCCAATCCTTGAGCGCAGCCGAGACCTCAGATCACTTAGTTGCATTACTGATCCGCCTCTATTCCAAGCACGTAGATATCTCCTGTCGCGGGGCCGCCTTGCGCCGTCGTCAGCGAGAAGAAGATCTGCGCACTAGTAATACGCACTGGAGCTGCCATCACTGCCTTTAGTGCAAGGCCAGCAGCCGTTAACGCAGCGTACACCTGTGTAGCTGCAACGATGACAGTTCCTCCCTTCGCCGCGCCGGTGTAGAATCCGCCAGCTGCTAAAGTGAGCGAGGTGGATACGTTAGTCACCACTATGTCTGTTACTATTGCATGTCCGTATCCGAGCGCTACTGTCTGATCAGTAGTAACGTTGAAGTTCGCGCCCAGCAGCTTACCGAGCACTCTGTACTGGCTCATACGGCTGCTCCTCTCGCAGTTTCGATCCAGCGATTTCTTCCTTGGTCGTAACGGAAAGTCACCTCAATCGTAAATCCGTTTGCTGGAGAAACGCCTCCACTAGCAAGAAATGCGCCAGCTCCAGCCGCAAATGCTATAGGTGTAGTGAGCGCACCGCCACTGTTATTGAATATCTCGAATGTAACGAGACTTGTCTGATTGGCTTGTGGAAGCACGCTAGGAGCCAAAATAGTCGCCGCGATATTGGACGTAGCAGTCACTATGTAATGATTGCCGTCGTCGGCATTCCAGTTGATTGCAGAGCCCCATGTCAGCGCAAAGGCTTTATCTCGAATGCCACCAGACGCTGGGAACGACGACGCCTTGCCTGTCGTGGGATTGGTGAACTTAATGCCCACGCCAGAGGCAGGCGATATGAATTGACTGCCAGGATCAATCTGGTATCCTGTTACTGAAGACTCAATGACCCGAATGTGCGCGCCCGACGTGCCCGCTTGAGCCCCACGAAGGAAGATGCCACTCACATACAGGTTGCCTCCGGAGAAAAGATCTATAAAGTATGTTGGAAGTTGGTTGTCTGCTAGCCCAGTTGAGGTCTCATGGTTTGTGTAGAAGCGGCATCCATTGCAACTGTGCGCGCTAATATGGATCGCGTTGGCATGGAAGCCGTTAATCATCACCATGCCGTATACAAGCCAATTTACTCCGTTCAGCGGATATAGAAACGGCATCCCGATAGCTGAGGCTGCGGGTGGCGCGAAGCCTGTAGTCGCGTTGCCACTCCATTCCATCTTACCACCGAGGATGATCACTCCATCGATGGGATGCGTTCCGGTCGGATCGTAGGAAGTCATGTAACTACCGCGACCCGACTCAAAATGTGGCTGCGTTATCCAAATGTCTACGCAGTTGGCGTTATTGTTGGAGTTCAAGACAAGTGCACTAGTTCCGTTTGGATGCGCTACGGTGTTGCCTAGTTCAAAGAAACGACAGAAATCAATGTAGGAGTTATATATACCAGTCCATAAAACTCCGTTGCCGTTGCTGTTAAAGAACGTGCAGTGATCCAGCACGCAGGTTTGCATTTGAGTCTGGACGAGCAAATCCCCAGCAACGTTGTTTCCATCTAGAACGATCCTACGGAAATGAGCGCCGAAGGCAGAAGTTGTCGCACCAGGAGCAACTTGGCTAAAGAGCGGCCCCGAAGTGAAGGTAGCGAGTCGCTTGAAGACAGAACCGAACGATAGCAGCCCACCAGAGTTCGTCCCCAAATCGCCTATCCCCTCTATAATAACCAAGCGGTCGACTGGAAGTGTAATCGTCGTCCCGAGAACATAATAGCCCTGAGATGCCCAGACCGTAGCCCCCGTAACTGGAACTGCGTCTATAGCCGCTTGCACAGAAGCAGATTGACTAGTAGTTCCTGTGGAATCGGCGCCGTAGGCTTGCAGCTCATAGACAGTAGGGTTACCGCCTTCGCGAGTAAGCCGCCCTCCGGCAGCGTGAAATGCTGATAGTCCAGTTACAAGAGTAATATTGTACGGCAGCATCGCATGAGGAATTAGCACCAACGTCGGACCTGGACTCGAGGTGACGAAAAGCATCACTGCTGCTACGCACGCAGTGATTCGCTGTTCGATCGTACCTATGTACGTCGCCGCTCCTGCAAAGAACGTCCTCGACCAGCCGCTAAACTGCCAGTCGTTGAGCTTCTGTCCACCAGCTCGAAGCGCGTCGCCGAGATGGGTATCGGGTACGTCCACATTTATAAGCTGCGAAGTGATTCCTAGTGCGAACGGGATGAACAGGAAGTGCGTCGGGATCAGCAGTACAGCTATAGCTGATAGCACGGCTAGCGCACCGTACCGAAACGCAGGAGCGTTAGGCAGACCTGACTTAAACTGAGGATACTCCATCAGCCACTTACCCGCTCTAGGCTGTCTAAAGCCTTTAGCCGATAGGCTAAGAGGGACTGGTCTATAGTGATCTGCGTTCTCCTCTAGAGCATCGTCCCAAGCGCGGAGTAGCCATCCTGGAGTCATGTCATGTCCCACGTTATGTAAGTTGAGTCCCAGGTAATGCCTGTGCTATCGAAGGTGATAGTCCCTGTGCCGCAGATGTCTGTAAACTCCACGTCTATCGGTAGTGGGTCTGTAAACGTCGGCGTAATAGCGCACGTCGGCAAACTCATGGCAACTCCATAAGCGAAAGCAGTTCAAACTCCCGGTCTTCGTCAGCTTTCATGCTCACAATCTTCAATGACTTGCAAGCAGGGATAGGAATGTTAGAAACACCGTCATGCACCTGAACAACAGCTCCCTTATGCTTTAGCTGCAGAAACGCTTTTCCGTCATGTGAAGCATAGACGTAAGCCGGAACCGGCGACGTGCTGTACACCGTGACAATAGCTGCATCTTGGTGTAGCGAGGTCGGTTCCGACTCCGTCTCCCCTTTCCTGATCGTCAACTTTGCAATCTCAACGTGCTGTCTCATTGGCCGTCGTCCGAGGCGATTTGCACGACTATATAGAAATCGCGCTGCGCCGCGACGGCAACGCCAGCTTGAATCCTAACTGACTTCATCCCAGCAGCAAACGGAACGCTCACGCACCTAGCCGCAGCGAGAGTCGCATCCGACCCTGGCTGCCACTGGACCGTTTTCCAGTCTGCAGCTTGCGGATTGGCGCTCGGAGCTGCCTGTAGAACACAGGTCTCCGGCAACGTCGCTGGAGTGTACACGTCCAGTCCACCAGTAGCGATCTCTCCCATTACAGACGGAACCGAGAACGCTGAAGAATTCTGCTGCGCGTTAGGGATAGACAACGTCCCTATGTCATGAAGGTGTAGGCCCACGGAGGATCATCTCCACTGTAGTGTGAACGGCATCCTCTCGGACCGATGTCTTCACTACACGGTACCGGAGACAATTCCTCGGGACGAGAGAAGGTTCAGAGGACAAGAAGAGGCCGACAACCGCTTCTCCCGTTTCCACTTCGAGCGTGACCTGTTCCCCTTCTCCGACAGGAGCGGCGACAGCAGCAAGCTCATTGCCCTGAGCCTGCTGCCAATCGCCTTCCCACGGACCTGCTACAGCTACTGCGAGCAACCTCTTCACGAACGGGACCTCTCGTTCAAATTTGTACGCCTTATTGCCTCATGATGTCAGAGAACTCTGGATCGTCTGAGATATACCAGAGATCGTACTTGATCGCCCCGTTAGGAGCAGCTGCGGGGAGATATGTCCCTCTGGGGTCGGCTGAGAAGGCCGCAGACAATCCGCTGTTTGTCGGATCGAACGGAGTGATAGTTCCCGTCGTTACGATAGCAGAGTTCACCAACTCCTTGACTGCAAAGTTGACAATACCTGCCGCGTAAGCCTGACCAGCGAACACCTTCAGGTCTAATCCGAAAGTCACACCATCGCCCACCTGGATCGTGTCTGCCGAAGCATCAGCAGCAGCGGTCTCCGTGATGGACGTGATGTACTTGAATGCCTTCAGCGTGTTGTACGTCTTGGCAGTGCCAGTAGCTGTGATCGTCCAGTTCTCTACGATCACTCGACCGTAAACGTCGATCCCCGTGACAACTCCGTTCACAGCCACGATTGACGTGGCGTGAGTCACGTTGACGGCTACCGTCCTACTTCCTGTCCATGGACCATACAGTGGAAGAAGTGTACCTATACCACCGGACACCAACGTCCCAGCCAACGTCATGACTCTGGTCTGAGTGTTAGGTCCGGCGTGAGCTGCTACCAGACCGTTTGCTACAGCCGTCGTTGGCGCGACTTGCGCTGCGGCCGGCTGAAGCGCATTGCCCCAGGTCTGGTGAGTGATAGCGCTATCTCCACGTTGAACGTTAGTCCGCCCAACGTTGAGCCTACCGTTGCTCATGTACGGATAGGCGCTACCCTGCGTGCCTACTAGTGCCATGTCATGCCTCCTATATCAAGCGCCGTCCTAGCAACGACGGTCGCTATTGTCCGATTGAGCCGTAGCTTCCTCTCCAGTCTCCATACCCCGACCCGTTACGGCGAGTCAACTTGAACTTTGCATCGCCGGTCTCGAAGTCGTCCGTGTTGGTGAGACGAGGTGGACGCCTGTCGAAGTAGTTCAGGTCGTGGTTATCCGCGAGGACATACCACGCCTTCGGGTTGGTGAGATAGTGAGACAGGAACGGATTGATCCCTTCCCGGTTCATCTGGTTGATGTCATTCTGATTCCCACCCGGCAACTTCTCCGATTTCAGGATCTGCTGAGCGATCCAGTGATCGGCCGGGTTGTAGACCAGAATCTTTGGAATGAACATCGCTGGTAGCCCAGACTCGTCGATCAGGGCGTGGAAACTCTCTACAGCCGCCTGCAATGCAGGCAAGCTGAGGTTCGATGCCGTTACCGGTGCGTTCGAGAACGTCTGTCCACGGAGAGTCGTGTGGTTCGTCTGGATGAGAGACTCACCAGAGTAGAACCCGATCACCGTGTTGTCGAACGCGCTGTTCAACACGGCATGGGACACGATCTCGAAGTTGTTTCTCGCCGACCTGCCAAGTGCCTTCGACATTTTGGCGCCGAAGATACCGTACAGGTCATCTTCCATCAGCTCCTCGGTGATCCTGAATCCGAGGCCGTACGTGGTCCAGATGTACCTCTTCAGAATGCCCTGCAGCGCATCCTGATAGGTGACCGGCCCACTCTCCGGCTTGACCAACAGTGTACCGAAGCCTGCGATGGGGAAGTCTTCCTCATACGCACGCTGGGATTTATTCATATTAATCCAGCGATCACCCTCCGTAGGCCTTTCTTTGTAAGTCTCGAACACTATCTTCCGGAATCCCGGAGCTAGCGTGTTCGAGAATGCACCCCTTACCATTACCATAACCTAAATCTCCTTTGGTAGTGGAGTGTAGGCTAGACTCGATGCTCTTGCGACTTGATGTTCTCTGTATTTGCGAAGCGCGACGGCATACTGCTGCCTCTTCGCTGTTGACAGGAACTTCCAGAGCATAGCCATAACAGCCTGAACAGTCTCGAATCGAGCTGTACGATAGTAGTAGATGGGCTTGGT